GCCGTGCACGAGAACACGATGTGGAAGTTGACCAAGTCCGTCATGGTCAGGTTCTGCCCAATCCACCTCGGCGTCAGCGTCTGGTCGATTGAGGTTCCGCCGAAGTTGACCTGCGTGCGGGACACGATGATGCGGGGGCGCTTGTTGCTGGCCTCCCGCTCATCGGGCTCCTGCCCCGCAATGAAGACGTCGCTCTCCTCGTCCACCGGGTCCCAGTGGTAGCTGCCCGGCTGGCGCGCACGGAACAATCCCTGGCTGAAGAGGATGAACGCCCGCACAGCCACCTGGAGTCGGTCCTCCAGTGCTTCAGCGAACGTAGCTTCTGGCGGGGGCTTATTGATGCTCATGGTCACGGGGGCCGAACAGCCTGATGATTGCCTTGCCTACGTCAGCGTCAGCGAGGTTGTGCGGGTTCGAGAAGTTCCGGTCAGGAGAACCCAGGAGGTCCCCCGCTTCGGTCATCGTCAGCTTGAGCGGCACGTTGTACTGCGCATCGGTCTTCGGGATGCGGTGCAGGACACCCTGCTGCCGAACCAACGCTCGGGCCTTGCGGACCTTGGTGATTTGGTCGCTGACCGCCCAGCGCACGTTCTCCGCCTCGATGACCAAGTCGCCCTCAGACAGCTCAGGGTAGTTGCCCAGACGGAACTGCGTGTTCTCCACCTGGACCTCCCCGTCAGGAATCTTCAGCGTGACTTCGGTCGGAGTGTGAATCTGCATGTAGCACGCGACAGGGGCATGGTAGCCGCCGTAGGTGCCCGTGCCGAAGCAGGACGCGCAATCACTTCGTACCCGCCGCCGCTGGACAGGGTCGTAGCAGGCAGTGCAGCGAGGACCCGAGACCCGCTTCGCGAAGACCCACACCTTGCGCCCGTTGAACTCCTTCAGCTTGAGGTTCTCTTGCCGCGCCATCTCCAGCGCCATGAGGTCCGCAGGAGCCTCAAGACGGACACCGCCTTCAGCCGGAAAAGCGACCTCGACCTGCGAGGAGCGATTTCGGATTATTAGTCGGTAATAACGCTGATGGTAGAAAGAGTGCTGCCCTTTGACCGTCGTGTCCCTGAAGTGGAACCCGTCGATGATGGGGGCGGAGACGGCTTGGTACGGACCATACTGGTTGGACGACCACTGGACTACGAACTCGTAATCCCGTGGGTCCTCAGATGTTCCGTTCGCCAGACTCCAGTAGATGTCGAGGTAGTCGAGACTGAAGCTGCGGACACGTAGGTGCGCCACATGCAGCATGCGTGCTTAGCTCCAGTTCTCCTGGTCCGAACTCTTCTTCTTGCCCTTCAGTAGCGCGCCCAGCGTGGCCCCACCAGCCAGGGCGCCTCCGCCGACAGCAGCACCACGAAGGATGCGCTTCTTCCGCGCAGCGTCCATCTTGCCCGCTCGGCCCGCCTTGAACGACTTGTACTGGCCCTTCACCGTGTCCTCGACGCTCTTCCCGCCCGGAAGCAGGCCAGAACGGTCGAGACGGTTGAGCTTGCCCGTGAGGCCCTTGCCCCGCATGACACGGCGGGCGTCTCCAAGGGCTTTGTGGCCCTTTGCGGCCTTGGCGTTACTGATGCCCCCCAGCATGGCCTCAACACCCTTACGGGTAGCGAAGTCCGTGTCGTGGCGCTCAGCCAACCAGCGGAGCTTGGTCTCACGGCTCGGACCCACGAACGGGATGCGGCTGTAGATGTGCTTCCGCTCAGCGTCCCGAATCTTCATCCGAACGTCGCCGATGCCGCCCTTGATGTCGTGGAACTTCTCGCCGATGCGCTCGCCGAGCGAGGGCTTGCCGAGGATGTCCTTGATCTTCTTCCCCGAAGAGCCCGCGTCCTTCCCCGCCTGCCGCGCCGCACCGGCGAGCCACTTGAGGCTGGCCTCCTTGACGATGGCGGTGTACCGGTCCTCGTCGGGCACCTGGGACTCACGGAGAGAGACGAAGAACCGGGCGCCGTCGTGCCACTGCTTCTCAGACATCGTCGAGGCTTCCTTTTCGAGGTACTCGGTCAACGGGTTGTGCTCAGTCATCGGTACCCCTCCCCTAGTTCTGGTGGCGTGCAATGTACGAGGGGTTCTCGTACATCATCACGTGAATCTTGCCGCCCGCTGCGTTGTTGGCGAAGGCAATCTTCATTCCATTGCGGGGGATAGTCTGCAACTCGAAATGGAAGACGACGCCGGGGGCGCCATTGACAGTCGCCGCGATAGCAGTCAGCAGCACCGGGAAGTCCGTCCCATTCAGCGAGACCTTGATATCGATGTCCTGGGCATCCTGGACGCCGCCATCAATATGGACCATGAAACGCCGGAAGAACTCCGCACCAGAGACCAACACGTCCACGGCTTCCGCCGCGGTTGTGAAGTCAAACCGAGCTGATGGCCGGTCCTGTGGTTTGAGCGCTGACATGTCTATTCCCCGTCCGAGAACCAGCCGTTGATGTAAGTGTACTCCGAAGGCAGGCCACTTCCGTTCAGGGAGCCCTGGAGGTTGAGGGCACGTTTGAGGCGCATCTTCTTCGCCTCGTAACCCTGCGAAAAGAGGTTGGCCCACCCCATCAGCTGCGGGGCCTTGTCGGAAGTGCTGACCTGCATGCCCTGGCCATCGCTGTACCGCATGTGGTTGCGCATCTGGAGCAGGCCCACCGACTGCAGGACCTGCACGATGGACCCGTCAATGAGCAGCGCCATCGAGGGGAAGGACGCCAGCGTCGTGTCCTCGATAAGCGGCGGGGTGCAGTTCCAGTCGTCCACGCAGTACATGACAGCGAAGGCTATCTGCCGGTCGCTGTTCTCCTGTCCCGCAACCAACCTGTTCAGCTCCGGGTAGTCGCGGAGCTTCGCGCGGATGAGGGTAATCGCATCGAGCAGCTTCTTGGGCGGCCCTTGCGTGATTACCGCACCCGGCCCGGTTGGGATGGTGGACGGGTCCTTTGGGTCTTGCTCAACGCCCGACATTACTCAGCCGCCTTGGCCTTGGTTTTGGCCCCGCTCTTTCGCCGTGTGCGCTTGCGCGTGACCGGCCTGGGTACCTCGACCTCTTCTTCAGGCTCGGGTGCGACAGGGGGAGCCGGGACCGTCTCGGCCTCCGGCACAACCTCGGGCTCAGGCGCCTTGGGCGGCTCCATGTCCTGAATCTGGAGAGGGAGCCCCTTGGCAATCAGCCGCTCGACGACGTCACGCAGGGAGGTGCTCAGGTTCTGCTCACTCTGCCCCGCGAAGTACATGCTCTTGACGTGGAACGCCCGGGTACTCAGGTTCTTGACGCGGAAGGTGGGGCTCTTTCCTCGCATGACCCCTACTCCTTGTCTTCGGTCTTCTTGGCTACCGCCCGTGCTCGTCGGCCCCGGGGACGCTTACGGGCTGAAGGGGCTGCAGCGGGGGCTTCCTCTTCGGGCTCAGCAGCCTCGGGCTCAGCAGCCTCCGTCTCGGGCTCTTCCTCTTCTTCCGGCTCAGGCTCTTCCTCTTCTTCCGGCTCAGGCTCTTCCTCTTCTTCCGGCTCAGGCTCAGGCTCAGGTTCCGGCTCAGGCTCAGGTTCCGGCTCAGGCTCAGGTTCCGGCTCAGGTTCCGGCTCAGGCTCAGGCTCCGGCTCAGGTTCCGGTTCGGGCTCCGGCTCAGGTTCCGGTTCGGGCTCAGGCTCCGGCTCAGGCGGAAGAGCGGGCGGGGTCATGCCCAGCTTCTCGTACATCTCGTCCGGCGTGCGGGGGAGAGGAAAGACCTCAATCAACCCGGCGTCGCGGTACTGGATGATGAGAGCAAGGTGCTTCAGCATCACCCCGTCAGGGAGAACAATGCCGCGACCTTCGCGCAGAACCCTACCTCCGATGTTGACCTTGGCACGACGCAGCAGGAGATTCCCCGCACGGTTCGCTCCACGACGCTTGGGGTCGTTGCGATGCTCGTGAAGGTGTCGGATTCGGAAGGGCATTTGACTACCTCAGTTTGAAATGACTCACGGCCACGTCTACGAGGGTAGCAGAAAGGTGGAGGGAACTAAGCCCCTCCACCCCTCTAGCGGGCTGCTAGAACTGCGAGACCGCGGGGAAGGTGATGTTCTCTTCCACGAGGTTGTTCAGCTTGCCCAGGTCCTTCTCAGCGAACGGAAGGAAGTCCGCCCGGGGAGTCGGGTTGTGCAGGACGTCGTCGACCAGCTCAACAGCACCCGCGTACAGCTCCAACTTGCGAACTGCGGCGACGTTGCCGAGGTAGATGGCGATGTCCTCCCACGCCTCGAAGGAAACGCGGTTGCGCTCCTTGTCCGCGTAGAACTGCGTCTTGTTCAGGATGAGGAACCCGCCAAGGTAGTCGGGCGAACAGAACGCGTAGAGGTTGCCAGGGCGCAGGATGTCGGTCTTCAGCGTACGGATGTACGTGAGCCCCACGAGGGACTTGTACTTCCAGCCACTGACGGCCGTCTCGCCGGGGATCTTGTCACCCGCATCCGAGGTCGTCCACGCCGCAGCGTCCATCAGGTCGGTGTCCGTGATGAGAAGCTTCTCAGCACGCAGGCGACCGTTGCGGGCACCACCACGACCGGGGAAGAGCTTCCCCAGCTTGATGATGTCGTCCTTCTGCAGCGGGAAGATGAGGTCCTCGTCCAGACCATCCTCGGCGTTAGCCGCGGCGGACTGTTGGATGACGTCGATTCCCTTGACCTTGCCCAGCTCCTTCACGGTGCCCTGGGCAACATTGAAAGCCGAGAAAGCATCATCGTCCGCGTAGACCTCGCCGAAGACCAGCCCGTTGGCGTCCTCCTGCAACGACTGACACGCCGACTCCACGTGGTTCAAGAACGTGACGTCCTCAACCTCCTGGATGTCGTTGACGATGTGCCGCTTGATGATCGCCGTGATGGGGATCGTGTAGGCGGCCAGCTCCTGGGTCGTCTGCTCGAACCGCGGGGAACCCACCTCGTGGAAGGGCACCTCGAACCGGCTCGCCGTGTAGTAGTTCACGTCGGGCTGACCGCGGAACGACATGCTCATGGCACGACTTTCCGGCTCAGTCTCGACGATCTTGATCAGGGTGTCGTGGTTCACCGACACCTGCAGCTCACTGCGTCCGACCTGACGTGGCGGCAGGATCTTCCGAGCGAACGACTCCTCGCGGAGGCGGTCCCGAATCCAGTCCGAACCGTAGGCGGCGATCTTCTCTTTGCCTTCGGCCGTATCGAGCTTCTGCGCGAAGAGGGCGTTCAGGGCATCATTTGCAACACTCATCGTTTACGCCCTCTCGCCGACGAACCGTGGCTGGTCGAACAACATGACGCGGAGCTTCTTGCCAGAGGCAGGCTTCTCCGCGCCGGCACGGGTCACAGTCCCAACGGCCCAACCGAAGTCGGTCTCAGCCATGGGGTGCAGCACGAGGCGCTTCACCGAGTCCTGGAGGGAGTCGGTGATGATCTTCACACTGACGAGCTTGCCTTCCTGGTAGGCATTGGCGTGGTTGTTGTCCACGACCAAGTCCGCCCAGTAGAGATTGGTCTCAATCTCCATCGGGCCCATCCAGATGACCGGGACACGCTTGTCCCCACTCGCCGAGCGGTCACTACGAAGGGCCGAAGCCCACACCATGCGGAGACCGGCGCCCTGCTGCGTAGTCGCAGTCACGTCGCCGATTGCCGCACCGAAGTACACCGCCGCCACATGGGCCGGTGCAACGTCACCTTGCAGGACAACGAATTCCCCGTCTTCGGGGATCGCGTCCAGGCCGCTCATGTCAACATCGCGCGTCAGATTGGCGCGGATGATGGATGAGACCGGCTT